TGAGGCTTATGGTGGGATAAGTCGAATTGATGATTATTTTCGTATGAAAAAAGTTGAGCGTTTGAAGGAAATTCCTCCAACGCTTTTTGGATTTTCTCATGAAGATGAGTTATTTCAGGATTTTTCTGTTCATCCTAAAGACATGAACTTTAAGATAGTTCAACCAGAACATTCTACATTTAATACGTTGTTGGAATTGGTTGCTTCCTTTACATATGAAGATGCGCCTGGCAAACAGATGAAGTTGATGATACAGGAAACTACCACAGGGAAGGTTGTGGGATTTATTAAATTAGGTTCACCAATTATTAATTCAAAACCACGTAACCAGTGGCTTGGTAGTGTTCCTGATCTTACTATATTCAATAAGAGAGCCATTATGGGTTTTATTATTGTACCTACTCAACCATTTGGATTCAATTATCTTGGCGGTAAATTACTTTCTTTAATATGTTCTTCTCATGAGGTAAGAGAGATGCTAAATAATAAGTATGATACTGAAATGTGTTTATTTGAAACTACTTCATTATATGGTAACATTAAAGGTACTAGCCAGTATGATGGATTAAAACCTTATATCCGTTATAGGGGTGATACAGAATCTAAGTTTCTTTTGACTCTACCAGATTTTATATATCATGATTTACATAAATGGTTTATTCAAAAAAATGATGGTGAGCAGTTAATTCGTAAAGGTGCTTCTAGTAGAAAACTTAAGATACAAACTAAGATGATTTCTATTATTAAGAATTCTCTTAAGGAACATCATCCAGTAAAGTATACTGAGTTTGTTGAGTTTATTAAAACTCGTCAAGATGTTACTACTCAGAAAAGATTTTATATGTCCACTTATGGTTTCGAGAATTCTAGAGAAGTTATTTTGGGAAACACAGATACGCTTGTTAAGGCTGAGAACTACGATAGGTTCTCTTTTGATTCGATTGTATCTTGGTGGAGAAAGAAGGCTTCTAAAAGGTACGAAAATCTCAAAGAAGATGGAAGACTCAGATCGAAATTAGAAACTTGGGATATTAATGATATGGACTCTATTGATATAATAAGATGACACTAGCTAAATTCTTCACTGATCAAAAATATGCAAAGACTATTAGGATTTTAGTTTATCCTAATATTACTTTCTCTAAGAATCTTGCAAAGGATAGTTATATTCAAGTGATCACTAATATGATTACTGAATTGAATAAGATAAGGGATGATTTATTCTTTTACTTAGTTCTTCCTGAGTTTCTAGAGATGCTAGACTTTCATAATACTAGTCAGTATATTATGAAGGTTCCTACATATCCTCCTACAATGAGATCACATTTTGATGTGGAAAAGTTTAGGAAGATGTTTGGTCATGATCTGGATATTGATTTAGTATTCTCTCATCTACCAGAACATACTCATGCTGTAAAAAATGTTATGAGTAATGTAACTCATCATGATCCAGCTTACTTTGGTTATTGTCATTGGTTTGATTTAGATGAAGTAGTTGCTTGGAGTCTTCCTAGTTTTAATCAAAATATATTAGGACTATTGGAGATGGATAGATGCTATTTAAATACACAGAGTCAGAAGAACTTAGTTTTAAATCAAGCTTCTAATGTTTTTAATAAAGAGAATGTTGCAAGATTAAATGATATATTAACCCCCCAACATTTAGGTGTAAAGGAAATAGATATAGTTGAACCTCTTCAGGATACTGATAAGCTAATCGTGTTTAATCATAGACCTGATACCTATAAGGACTTTAATAACTTCATGCGTATTCTAGAGGATCTTAGGAAGGTTAGGCAAGACTTTGAAGTATGGATACCGTTGTTGGAAAAATCTACCGAGAGTTGGATAACTACAGAGAAGTTTAATAAACAAAGATATTATAAAAAATTACAAAGATGTAGAGTTGGGTTTTCACCTAAACAAGTTTATGGTGGATGGAGTGTATCCACTACAGATGGTATAATGAATGGGTGTCCATATATTATGTACGATGCTGATTATTACCATGAGTTAAATCCTACAGCAGATTTCTTTAGTACAAATGATACAGCAATTCATCTACTGAATAAATATTTTGACGATGAGGATTATAGAAATAAACAGTCTGTAATATCTCAGAGTTATCTAAAGGAAAATCTTATCTATGAAAATGAGATCCTTAAGATGAGTAATTATATTACTGACCTTTTTAATTCTCAGAAGAGAACTAATACAGAAGTAACTAAAAAGTTAATTGCTATTATTAAGGAGAGAGGACAAATAACCAAAACGGAATTGTTCTCTGCAAATCTTGGTTGGGGTAGAGGTATTAAGTTTGGGCCTTATAGAAGAGCTCTCTTGTCTAATCCTAACATTTATGATATTATAGATCCAATTCCTTCTTACTGCTGGAAGAATGACTAATGCTATCAACTAATTATAGAAATCAAATAGTAGATATATGCTGTCGCATAATATCTACAGATGGAGAAGTATCCTTAAAGGAAAGGATATGGATGACCAAGTTATGTGATCACAATGCGTCTGCAAGAGAACTTGCTGGTGCTTTATTATGCCCAGATTTTATTGAGGATATCCCAACATGACAGAAACAAAAATATCAACTTGGATAGATAAATTAAAATCACATGATGGTTTTGATTATGTTATCTTATCAGTTTTATACCTAGAAGAGTTTGTTAAAAGATCTCTAATTGGTGTATATCATCTCTGGCAGAAGTTTGATCATTGGAACTTTAATAGGAAACTACCGAAGTGATGGATATTAAAAACTGGGAGAAGGAATACCTTTCTATGGGTGTTTCCTTAACTGACAGAGAAAAAGAATTACTTAAAGGGGATTATATAAAATCTCATGAGGGTATGCTCTTTGGACGTATGTATGCTGATTGGAAGAGTAGAAAGTCAAATGAATAAATCTTTTGATGACTCCAATTGGAGAGAAGAATACAAAGCATACACAAGCAACAAGAAGCAACTTGAGTTGTTAGAGAATGGCCCTAAGAGTCTTTCTCAATCTTGGATACTGGGTGCTTTGTATCAGAAGTGGAAAAAAATGAAAGGTTATAAAGAACCTGATCCACCTAATTGCCAATCAAGTCTAGAAGAATTTTACGCCAAACAACAACAGTTGGAGGAAACTAACTAATGGAAGACCATAAAGTTAATGATCTATGGGAAGACATGGATCGACTCAACATGCTATATGAAGAATTAATGTGGGATCATGATGATGAGTTGCAATTTTTCGTAGAAGGTAATAGAATAGTGATTCGTAACGTTGACCAAGAAGATGGTTGAATTGAAAGAGTGGCTTAATTCTATTAATTCCACTAAGGAAAATCTTATAGATAACTGTACAGCAGAAGAAAAAGATTATCCTCCTTATATTATTAACAAGTGTCTTTCTGGTTTTAAAGATACAATCTTCATTGCCAATGAGATGAATCTTTCATCTCATCTAGGTAATAAACTACAGTATGACTTTTTTATAAATATTGTCAGACCGAGGAAAAGATTCTCGCCTTGGATTAGGAAAGAGAAAATTGAGACCTTAGAGCTCGTCAAACGATACTATGGTTATAGTAATGATAAAGCTAAAAGTGCTCTGAAAATTCTTACTAATGAACAAATTGAATTTATAAAACAACGACTTGATACTGGAGGAAAACGATGAGTGAAGATCAAGAGTATAATTGGTCTCCAGACCAGATGATTGAGGTGACTCTGAAAGAGCCAGATGACTTCCTAAAGGTTAGAGAAACTTTAACTAGAATTGGTGTCGCTTCTCGGAAAGAAAAGAAGATATATCAATCATGTCATATCTTGCACAAGCAAGGAAAGTATTACATAGTTCACTTTAAAGAACTATTTGCCTTAGATGGTAAAAGAGCAAATCTTTTTGTTAACGATGTACAGCGTCGTAATCGTATTGCTCAACTTCTTAGTGACTGGGGTTTAGTAAATGTGGTAACAACTTCTGCAATAGAAGATGCTGCTCCCCTTAGTCAGATCAAAGTTTTATCTTACAAAGACAAGTCTGAATGGACTTTAGAGAGTAAGTATAACATTGGTAAGAAGAAAGTCACAACATAAATAATTAATAAATTTCAGTAATCACTATGTTAATTAAAGTTTTAGCCGCTGAGGGTAATCTCTCCAGTGCTTCCAATGTTGATAAAGCTACTGTGGTAAGGCTTTTGAATAACCATAGTGCAGCTTTGCTTATAACAAGAAAAACTGCTGGTGGTGCTACTATTGGTAGTTTAACAGCAGATAATGGAAAAGTTGTTTATCTAGAGAAGGATCCAACAGACACGCTTACTGCAGCATCAAATGGTGGTAGTGTTAAGGTTGTTAAGATTGCTTACAGTCAAGCATCTTGATTTGAAGATTTAGTTGCATAAATAGTTAAAATGTGTTAATATTAACACAACGTTCAACCTCATAAGAGGTCGCAAGTAAGCCGACTCGGAACGGAATCGTTCATCCTATGTTTCATCTAGCTGTTATCGCTTCTACTTTCTCTTGTTCTGATGCTAGTGCTCTCATTGAAAAAATGAAAGTATATAGAATCGAAGAAGAGACACGAGCTGAAATGATTCAGATCGTGAAAGAAGAGACACAAGGATGTGATTGGGACGCAAAAGCCGACTGAAGGAACGGGGTCTTATACACCCTACCTTTGGAGAAAGCCAATGGCAAAAGTCACTTATCGTGGAGTCGAGTATGACTCTGACGAGTACAACAGAAAGGTGCTCAATGAAGCATCTCAGCAAAGAAACCGTGATCTAATGTATCGTGGTCTCAAGGTCAACAGACCAGTTGCTGCCTGATTTAAGGAGGGGTCATCTGACCCCTCTTTTTTTATAAATACCCTATAAAGATTATGGATAAAAAGAATCTTAAAAAACTCTTAGGAGAATTAAAAACTGTCATGACCGAGATTGAATCTGAAGTTTATTCAGATCCTTCTGCTTATACATCTAGTGTAACTACATTGCCAGATGGTTGTTATACAATAGATGACGATGATGATGACGGTTATCCAGACTAGTTGTTAGGGAATTCAACACTGACCTTTTTGAGTGTTTGTGGTTAAATAGTTATGTCGCCGAAAGGGACACTAAACACAAACTCGCTTATTAAGGAGCTAAGAAAATGACAGGATTACAACGATATCGTGCTGCCGATTTGCCAGATCTAATGGATCGCATCACGAAACACAGTATTGGAATGGATGAGTACTTCAATACTTTCTTCAATTCACCAGAACAGAACTCTAATTATCCACCTTATAATTTGATACACATTAATAATCATGAATCGAGACTTGAAATCGCCCTTGCGGGGTTTAAGAAAGATGAAGTTAAAGTCTATACGGAGTTTGGAAAATTATATGTCGAAGGCGTCAAGGAAGACAAGGAAACAGCTGGAGAATTTATCCATAAAGGATTGGCCTCAAGGTCTTTCAATCGGGTCTGGACAGTCACAGATGATACCGAAATCCGAGACGTACAATTCAGAGACGGACTTTTGGTAGTAGAGTTAGGAAAGATAGTTCCTGAACATCACGCTCGTAAAGATTACCTTTAAATTTACTACATAGAACATGGGCTTACCTTTGTTCTATGATGAGATTCCAAGAAGAAGATTTAGAGAGAATGGTTCGTGCTTGTCAGCTGTATCAACACCATACAGCTGCCGAGTGGGAAGAGTATTCTAAAATCATTAGTAAAATAAAACATTATATTGAAGAGAATTGGACTGATGCTTAATGATTTATGGGCTGGTTATAAATCAGCCGTCTTTGACACATTTCCTGATCTCAAATTTGAAAAACAACATGAGAGTTGGACTAATAAAAGAGGTGTTAATCTCACTGCTGACCTATATTCTGGTAAGTATTTTATTAAGTCTAGACATGTTGATATCTGGGATGATAAATTAAATATTCATAATAATATAATCTATCCTAAGACAGGAGATAATGTTCCCTGTTTTGGTATGGATCTTATGGGATTTAGTGAGAAGAAAGTTATAATTGTATTTGACTTCCAGCATCCTGTAGAGAATTTTTTATTGGAAGTACCTCCATTACCAAAGACAACAGAGACCTATCGTTTCTTTGAGCCAGGTAATCATTTCTCTGATAATATCTTTGTAAGGTATTGTGAGATGGATATGGTTGATACATACTTACCAACGTTTAAATATTATCTGTCACTCTATAAGGAGATGATAGAAGAATCAAAACCTACTGGAACAGATACTAGTGTCTATAGAGATTTTGATAGTTATATGATAAGATTAGATCCTATCTCAGGATATCTATCCAGCAGTTTTGGGAAGGAAGAATCTGAAAAACTAATCAAGGAGTTCTTTTTTAGTTATGCAGAATGATCTAGTAGACGGGATAACCACACTGTTATCCTTTACAATGGAAGATATTCTTGATATAGAACCATTGGAAAGCCCATTTCCTGAAGTTAAGAAGGGCGATTTATTCATCGAGAATAAGATGTATAAGTCTCCTAAACTTAGGAAGATACATTTAGAAGTAGCTAACATTGGTAAATTAAAGATACTCCACTGTGTGTTCTTCCCTGATCCCAAATACGATATACCAATATTTGGATGTGATATTGTACAGAATGAAAAAGTAGTTACTGCTGCTATTGTTGATATATCTCCTATAACTGGTGCAGAACATGTCTATAAGAAGTTATGTAAGATTAGTAATAACTTTAGATTTAAAGAGAGGAGACCACTTCCACTATGGGGTGATGAAATATTTTCTCCATTTTGTAAGTTTGTTCGGTTAACCGAAGATATAGAGATGGCGAATTTTTACTGTGTTGTGTTAGAGTATCTTGGTGTATTTTTTGAATCGGTTAGAGATGCTGAATTGGATGAAGATTGGATTAAAGAAACTAGAAGAATGGATGACCAGATATGGTACTGTACACAACAACAGAAGAACGATAAGACTCGTGGTATACTAGAGAATGTATTCGATAAACAGTGGGCTGAAAATTATATAGCTACTGTACTATTTGATAAACCAACATGAATAATACGAATTGGACAGCACAAATTCTATTAGATTCTAATAGATTAGTTAAAGTTGAGTTCACTGTTTGTAAATCAAATTTGAGAGAGGATGCATTACAAAGATGTAAAGCTCTTTATGGTGTATCTGATGTAAGACAATTAACAAGGGTATGGTAAATTATGTGGTACATTATTTTTTGGACAGCACTAACAATGTCAATTTTAATTTTATCGGGAGTTTTTAAGAAATGATTTTTCTAATCAGCATTATGTCATTCGCAAATTTTGTATTCTATCCATTAGTGATAGCGTCAATTATTGCAGTGATCATAGAACAGATCATAAGAAAGTTAGCAACATCAGAACCAATGACTTATGAAGATGAGAGAATGATCAATCGTTCTATGGGTATACGTAAGTATCTGATTAGACAAGCATGGATATTTAATATTATATGGTTCGTTGGATACTTCATATTACTAGTAGTAAATAGACCAGGCGTACAACAAATGCCTGATATGATTTGGCAAGGATAAAATTATTATGGATTATAAAACTTCTGGAGTTGATATAGAAGCAGGTAATGCTTTTGTAGAAAGATTAAAAAAACAAGCACCTACCATTGGTGGGTTTGGTGGTATGTTTAAGGTTCCTTGTGGTTATGAGGAACCTATTTTAGTATCTGGTGCTGACGGTGTTGGTACTAAAATTAATATGTGTAAAGTCTTTGGGTATTGGAAAACTATAGGTATTGATCTCGTTGCTATGTGTGTCAATGATGTGATCACATGTGGTGCTAAACCTTTATACTTCTTAGATTATATTTCTACTGGTAAGTTATCTCCTATTGTGGATGATATAATGGATGGAATAGTTGAAGGTTGTAAGATTGCTAATATAGATTTAATAGGTG